GTAAGTTGTTGTCTAAACATATCTAAACCTACGAAGTTCACTAGGGTTCAGGGACACTGTAGAAAAGTCCATCTCTTCGGTCTCTTTAGCTAGGATTCGTGCGGCGACTTGCGTCAACGGATCGATACTCCCAGAGTCCTTATAAGCCATCTCGAGTCTTATCTTCGAAACGCGAATGTCAGTCTGTTCGTATTCGGGGAGGCACGCCAGAAGGCGTATCTTAGGGATTGTGCGCGCCGAGTAAGTGCCTCGGGCCATTCTCTGAAGAAACTCAGCTCCTTCTATTGAAGTTGTTATCCTGCTCTTTGGGTTTAACTCCCAGTGTAGGCAGTGAGCGTGATGTTGCCACCGTTCCATTGGTATGTGTACATGCAGTCCTGTCGCATTGTCGTCACCGTGGTAGAACCCTCGAGTTACATACTCGGATCCTCTCTCAACAATGACAATAGTATCGAAGCGTAGTTTAGCACAGATTGAGTCGATTAGATGAATATAACTGGAACCGGAGGGTCCGCCTGTTGTAGATCCATAAATCTTCTTGTCTGGTGCAGCCACTTTCTTAGTGATAAACTGCTCTCGACCTAATGCGAAAGATGCTCTCTTGCCGTCATTATCTAAGTTAACCTTAGATTCGATGACTTTAAAACCAGCCCTGATCTCATACCGTTTGAGGGACGAATCCAGTGAGTGCCAGTCTAGCAAGTAAATGTACAGAAAAGTCGCAAATAGATAATTTAAAACGATTGGTACCCATACTAAGGGATCTTTACCAATAAAGTAGAAAGATCGCTCTACGGGTAGGCTGGCGAACATCGCCGTGACTGGCTGCTGAATGCTGCCTTCTATCAAGGTGCGATGAAATGCTTGACCCCAAACGTTGCGCGTTTTCATCCGTACGGCTACATCAACAAGTTGAGTGCGTGTGTAAGCCATGTAGGGATCAGCGTTCTGCACTTCATGTGCTAAAGCTGTCTGACCACCGTCTTTGACATTACCTACGCTAGCTCGTGCTCGCTGCTTAGCGCGTAAATGATTCGGTCCTCCTCGTTCTCCCTTGGAGCCAACGTAAGAGTAACCTGCTGAGGAAGCTGAGTTGTAATCAATGTCATAGATTTCGTCTGTGAAGATGTCATAAACCTCCACCATTGGCAGGTCTGCGATGTCCTCAATTAACATTGTAACAGCTAGCTCATACGCTTGTTCATACTTTCTCCGAACCGCCGGCGTGTAGCCTGACCAGTCCATCACTTCCTGTGAGTACGAGAAGATGTGCTTCATGTGCTCTTCATGGTCGTAGTATGATCTCGAGTACGTCCCGATCTCTGCCTCCATATCCATTCCGGCTAGAAGGTATGCCCGGATAACGTGCTCATCGCGGTATGTTGCATGCTCTGTGCGATTGAATGTACGCTCGTGCGTCTCTCCAGTATCGAACATTGATGCCATAGTACTGCGATATTGCATAAAATTCTTGTGAACGTGAACCAAAGAGGCCCAGTGGGCCAC